GAGTCTTCAATTGCTAATTGTCTAAGTTTGATTAGCCTTTGTAAACGATTGATAAATAAGTTCATAATTCAAATGAGTTTAAAGTGTTTGATGTTGAGTTTTTAAATCCGTTTAAGTAGTCAATTCTTGTTTTAACCTCTTGCATTTTTAAAGCGTGTTCAACAAGTTTATCAAATGCTGGTTTTAAAGTAGGGTTAATCAAACAAAATTCATTAACTTCATCTGATAACCATTGTACTGGTGAATTGCAATAATTAGTATCCATTGTTAAAGGGGTTTGATATTTGGTAAATTAAATATTTAAAATCGTTGATTGCATCTCTATGATTCTGTTGGTTCTCTTGCTCCATTTGTTTTAACTCTGATGCAAAGTTCCAAAGTCCTAATGACTCGGCAAGTTCTAAGCAGGTTGGGAAGTCTTTTTGGCCCATAGCATACCAATTTGTAATGGTATCTTCTGCAAATTCTTCTAAGGTCATAGTTGCCCCTCCAGTCTTTTAATTTCGTTTAAATAACCTTTAACAATTGATTCAGGTTGAAAAGTCATTGATGCAATTAAATTAGAAACTACTTTGCATAGTTCAAAAATATCGCAGCCTTCATCCATTTCTACTGAATGCTTAATCCCATAAGCCTCAAATGTGATTTTGATTTTGTCCATATTATTTGGTTTTTAAAAAGTGTTTAATAGCATCGGTTATCAATTGGTCCTTTGTGTAGATACCCTCATAGGCAGTGCGTAATTGATTGATTTTGTCTTGATGAATTGATATCTGTCTAATCAATTCTTCGCTTAATCTAAAGCTTTGTAGTCGTTTTTTTTCGGTCATAAATATAAAGGTTGATTTGTGTAATAATGATTAGAATTGAACCTACAAGCATAGGCAAAAAGAACTTGTAAGGTAGGTAAGCTGTTGACTGGAATAAGGCCAAAGATAAAATTATATAAAGTAGTTTTTTCATGTTAAATGTGCGTTGGTCAGTCGCACCCCTGAGTTTTTTTAAATATTTGAGAATAAAGTTATTACTGATTTATTTTGATAGTCAAGTAAATACCTTGTTATTTTACTATCAATCATTACATCTGCCCACAAAGTCTCTGTTGTTGGTCTGTACTCATATTGTTTTGCTAATTTCATCAAAACAAAATCTTCTGTGATGTTTAATTCAGTTTCAACTAAATTGTACATTGAACTGCCTTCGTAAAATCTAATTTGGTTTTTCATAAGTGGTTATTTTTAAGTAATTATTTGCCGTTATTGTGATACAAATATACAACCGTTGTAATCAAATGCAAGCACCTGCAAACAAAATAAGCAAAATAATTCCCTCACTTTTTGTAAAGTGCTATAAATCAGTAAGATTAATTTTTTAAAAAATAAGAATTAAGCCTAAAATAACTGCTGAAGTTGTAGCAATTAGGCTAAGTTTTTGGTGGAATTTTAATTTAGATTGAAGTTTAGAGTTTTCTTTTTCTAAACTTTTAGTTTGATACTGGTATTGCTCGGCTATATCTCTGTAGTTTCCCACCTTGCGTTCAAGAATTTCAATTACTTCTTTTTGTGTATGAGATATAATTGAGTTACTTCTGTTCTGCTCCATTATAGATAGGATTTTTCGCATTTCCGATGGAGTCAAAGTCTTGCAGTCCTGACTTGATGCTGTCAAGCAAAACGCTATCAGGCCACATATAGATAAAAATAATTTTTTCATTGGTTTTAACTTTAGTTTTGTAAATTAAAGAATCGTAACGCTTAATGATAGTATCAATTCTAAGGTTATCATTTAACCTATTTTGGATGGTTGTATCACTTATCTGTTGAGCTGGTTTAAACTTATACCAATTCGTATAAAATAAGCCAATACAAAGGATTAAAATGATAAATAAACTAATTGCTGAATTACTTCCTTTTCCCATTCTTTAAATAGTTACCAGTTTTCTGTTTTAATTCCCATTCTTTTTCTACTTCAGCTACTAACTTTTTTCTTTTCAATTCGTGTTCAGCAATAGCTTTAATTTGCTCTGGTGTGGCTTTATATTTTAGTAGGCTTCTCATAGTAGTGTAGATAGTAAATAACTTATCCAAATGATACACAAAACTAATATTATTATATCTTCTTTTTTTTGCTTGTTCACTTTATTACTAAAATTTGTTTACGATTGCCTGAACTTTTATACGAAATGTGAATCCATGAAAAATCGTACTCGTTAATTAACTGGTCAAAGTCTAAAGTTTTTGCAAGTTCAAATAACTTTTTGTTTTCTGATTTGGTACCAGTAGTGATGTCTATTGCTTGTCCTTTGGTGTGCTGACTTAATGGACTTCCACCTACCAACTGATTTAAACTTTGACTTCTAAAAAAAGAGTTCACTTTAATTGGCTTTCCCCACATTTTTCTGAGTGGTTCAAAACAATGCTCAGCAACCAATTTCATATTGGCTAATTCCTGATCATTAGGTTGGTTACTAATGCCGTTTCTTATCGCTGTTGGTGATAAGGTAGCCTCATCGTAACTTATATGCTCGCTAATCTTCATAATTTTCGTAATAAATTTCAGTTAAAAATCCTTCTGTCAAAATTAAAGCCATTCGCCTAATGTTGTCTATTCTATCTTTGTCCTCTCGGCTTTGCATAGAGTAATCGTAGGCCTCACAAACGCCCAAAGCTACCGAGCAAATATGGATAATTTCACCCCTTGTTTCGCATGGTTCATAAATGATTTCTTCATTTACTATTTCATCAGATAACTGCTCCATTTATAACCTCCTTTTGATAAACTTGTCCTTCATTGATTAAAATAAACCCATGTAACCAATCGTTAATTGGCATGTAAGCAGGTGATAAATCGCAAAGGCATCCAGTTGAATAAGCATAATAGTAAGGCTTTCCTAAAATCATTCCAGCATCTTTACTTTGCCTGTGAAAATGCCCAATAATTAATGGTCTATTTATCTTCAACCTTGCTGCTCTTGCTGGGTTAATCCCTCCTGATTTCATCGGTAATTCATGACCATGCAATATCGCTATATCCCACATATAAGCCCACTGTAAATTGTCAAGTTGAATAATTGAAAGTTCATTAAGTCCAAGTATCTCTGCTAAGTTTATATGCTCAATGTCCAAAAGCTCTGGAGCTTTAAGCCTAATCCACTTATCAAATCTTAAATCATGGTTTCCGTACTTGTAAATAATCAAAGCCTTTGGGAACATCTCTCTAAGGCCTTTTAAAAATACTTTAGCACAATCTAACTCGTATTTTACCGAGTGTTTTGTAGTGGTATTTTCGTGCTTGGAAATTAAAGCGAAGTCTAACAAATCGCCATTTATATAGATAGTATCTACCTCTTCCTTTAATCCATACTCTAAAGCAGCAAATAAAGCCTTATCATCGTGGTAAGGTAAGTGAATGTCACTAATAATTAAAACTTTGTGTCTGTCTTTAGGTAGGTAGTAAGGTTCAACTTTTTCTGTTTCACCTTTGGGTAGTTCCTCTTTTAACTTAGCGAAGTAGTCAATGTGTTCTTTTGCAAAATTTCTATTTGTATCACCATCTGAACCTCTATAATATCTAATTAATCTTCTAATTGATTCAACACTTTTGAATTGTGCTGGATTATCTGAATAGATTTTTTTAGCTAAAGTATTATTTGCCGTATTTGGGTAGTCTTTTAAATATTCGTAGATAATATTGTTTGGTTTTTTCATATATAGAGGGATATAAATAATAGGCTCATTATGGTAGTTACAATGGGAAATGCTAAGGACTTAACAATTAAAAAAGCTACTATGTTATACTGGATAAATTTGCACAAATGCCAAGCATCCCAGAACATCGGAAAGTACTGAAAGAACAAAGGCTTTAACATCTCGCTTCTTTCTCTTGAAAAAAACCTACCTAACTTATAGTAAGCGTCATGATGGGCTATTGAATCCCTAATCGCATCTAACCATACATATAGGAGTAATAAAATCATTCACTCTTATTTTTGATTAACTTTTTTAAAGCTCCTTTCAAGTCATCTGGAATAACCAATAGGCATAAACCAACAGTTCCAATGCTAATAGGATAGTAAATATCAATTTTTGTTTTCGGCTCATATAGTAAAGGATAACCTATCAAGAATAGCGAATAAAAGAAACATACAAACCCACAAATCGTAGTGATTGGGTGATTTAAAATTGAGATATTTTCTTTTATTTTTTTAACCATTTCTTGAGCATTTGTGATAACTGCCAAAGTGAAATAATAATTGATAAGGTAAACGAAAGAAACTGAACTACTGGCAGCCAATGCGTCATAAAACCAATAAAAGCTAATGCCCAGCTAACTATATTTAATTCTAAAAATTTATGATTCATATTAAACATTTAAAGCAGTTAAAACATTTGATATATAGGTTCTGAAATTTGTGTAATCTAAATCACTTGACCCATGAAAACTACAAGCATGATATTGAGTATCAAATGCAACCCCTGAAGTACCTCCGTTGTTATTAATAACTAATTCAAATTGACTAATATTTGGCATCGCAAGTGAATTTAAAGTTGATGCAACAGAGTTAGCATTGATTATTGATTCTGCATTAGTACTTGTAGTCCTTCTTGTTACCCCAAAAACATAACCAGTTGTAATTGTATTTGTATTTGAAAGTGATGGTGGGTAAGGATTTGCATCCGAGTTATTATAAGACCTTAACGAACCATTCCAATAGTTAATTGTATGAGCAACATCTCCAACCCCACCAATACTGGCGATTGAACCCAATGAATAAAAGCTACTTGTAAATGCTGGATTCTTAACAATTACTCCAGCTATGTTTTTATCTTTTGTAAATGCTACTCCTTGACTTGATGGAGTATAGTTTAAATTTAAATAAGAACTTGAACCATTAGACTTGTAACCATTATTATCAAATGTTGGCGAATTAACTGGTGTTACATAATGAGCAGACTTAATTAAGTTTGTTCTTGCAGCAATTTGAAAACTACCTAAACCAGCATAAATATTTAATCTGTCTAATTGATTTAAAATATTACCATTTGTTGCAGCTGGTCTGAAGAAGTAAGTATCAAGCACATCTAATGTAGCTAAATTAATTGTCCCACCATTCGCAACAATATTTGATTGATAAGCTAAAGTATCTGAACTAAATGTGTTAAGTGAAGCTATGTAATTACGAATGATTAAATCTAAAGTTGCAGCTTGTCCGCTTAAATCTGAACCTTTGTAAACTGCTGAAATTTGACCACCACCAAATGACGGTAAATCGTCATATTTAAAAACATTAAAACTTAAAGTTTCTGCCGTACCAGTACCAGTTGCAGTTGCTTGACTTGAACCATTACCAAAAAGAGTACAAGCAGTTCCGTTTTTGTTAATCATCCAATGTTTGATTGGAGATGCTGATGGAATAGAACCTACTGCAATTCCATTTATTGTACAACTTGCATAACGAATTCTATTGTTACTATTATTTGCTCCAATAAAAACTCTGTTATTCGTTGTTGGATTACCTAAATCATTAATATAAACACCATAAGAAGCAGAATTTAAAGTAAATTTAGTTTGTCCAGTTGTATTTAAATTTAAAAACATATTTGAGTTATTTCCTTGAAACCCAAATGCACTTGAAAAAGTAGGATAAGTAGTAGTTGTAGCTAAGTTGTTAGGATTAACCCAATTGATAGTTGCAAATTCTCGTGAACCATCATTTCTAAACATCATAAACGAATCAAGTTTTTCCCATACACCAGCTGCTTTTAAATCAATGATTAATTGATTTTGCAATGCTTGTTGAGATGCACTTGGTTTATTGTAACCTAAAGCAGTAGCCTTATCTAACACAGCTTGATATTCTGCTGTATATGATGGGCCAGTTACAGCCCCCATTCCTATACCTATTCCTACTCCTATTCTCATTTATTCAAATTTAACTTATTAACACTTTTTAATTGACACAAATTTACCCATGTGAAATTCTTAGATGGTGTGAGTTATCCCTATACAATTGACCATTAACACGAGGGTCACTTGTGGGCAAATTATCCATCATAACATAGCTACCTCTCACCCTAAATTCATCAACTACTGGGCTATACATTGGCGACATAAGTGGACTGCCTGCTATAATTTCTTCAGTTAAAGTTTTTTCAGAAACTGTTATACTTGTTGCTCCTACACTTGCATTTGATTGTAGTGTAAACTCAACTATGTTACTACCGAAACTTGGAGCTATTATAATTTTATCATTTGTTTTTAAAGACTTATGTAAATAATCAATTGGAATAGTTGTAATAGTTCCACTTAAATTTGATGTTATTATACTTAAATTTCTTTCATCACTTAAAGCCCTTTTCCCAAACTCTAAAATTTCCCCCACTTGTGAGAGGTCATTTATTAGTTCTGGTATTGATACTGGCTCAGTAATTTGAGGTTCATTATCTCTAACAATATTTAAAGTAGAGGTATTGTAGTAAACTTTAAACCATTCACCCTGATAAGTATCTTCAATTAAATCATAACTAACACCATGCAAAACATACCAATCATCAGCATATTGCAATCTATAATGTGGTGGAGCATCTGTAATAAATTGACCTGAATATCTTGGATTAGGTACTACTTGAGCTGACATAATTTCGGCAAGTAATAAAGTTCCAATTGGATAGTATTCACTTGTAAATTCTACATACCAATCCCCAGTATTAACTTTAGTCCCAGCAGTTTCATCATAATACCAAAGTGTAGCATTATCATTTACATTATACCCATCTCCAATTCTTGCATCAGGCAAAGTATAATCTTTTGAATTTATAAACTCAGTAGTATTTTGAACAATAGCTTCAAGTATTTTATCAGGGCTTTGTAAATATAATCTTGCTGAGCTTTGATTTTGTGAAGTAAACAAACCTATTGGACTTGTAGTTATTTCAATTAATTCAATTTCATTTGAAGTAAATGTTCCATTTGGTATGTTTGGAGTTGTTAAAGAAAATTGTGTTAAAACTGTATTTGTTAATCCTGAATAAATTTTTTGAGGATCAAATGCAATAGTATAACTTAAGAAAAATCTATCTGCGCTATTAGTAGTCCAGCTAAATACTTTAGTTTTTGGATTACTTTTTAAATAATATGAACCAACTTTTAATTTAAATTTACCAGTAACAATAATGTTTTGAGGTTGTAAATTTGTTGCAAATGAAGTATTATAAACTAATGTATAATTAGCAAGGAATATTAATGACGAACCACCTTTAAGAGTTATTCCTAAAGATTGATTAGTTGATAAATTAACATTTGGTTTTAATAAATTTGCACTTTTTTCATTTGGGAATTTTCTGTTTAAATCTCTAATCGCTGGAAAGTATTGCCAAATGTTTGAGCCACTTGCTGCCCAACTTGTTTCTTGGTCAATTGTATCTGACCAGTTTACTGCATTACCTGATATAAAATCATTTTCCCTATCGTATATTCTTTCGTTTGGAATAGCTCCTTTATCGTATAAGTTTAAACTTACTATTCTAAAATAACCATCAGATAAAATTATTCTACAATGGAAAAGTAAAAGTATTTGTTCTAATACATCGTAATAACTTATAGCTTTATTTTCCTTATTTGAATCAGTAGCAACATCAACAAATGCCCATGTATTTACTTGAGTTAATTTTAAAGGGTCTGAAGTATCATTAATTGCACCAAATGAAGTATCATACCAATTAATACTTGATGAATAAAGTTTAGCATTAGGCTCAATAAAATAAGGGAATGGAGTATTAATTAAACACCTCCATACATAATCGCCTAAATTAGTTCCGTAGTTGTTATTAGCTATTAATTTAAACTCGTACTCTTTTAACCTTGCCAATCCATCAGTAGCAACCATGTTAAAAACATACGGAAATGATTCATCATTTTTTTGGCAAAGGTCACCAAGAATAACACCACCCCAAAATATTTCATCATTTTTATAAAGAGCTATTAAAAATCTTGATTCGCCTTCAACATCATTATTTAATAATTCATTATTGATAAATGATTCTATTAACTCATCTTCAACCAATAATGGAACAGTTAATTTACTTCCCTTGATTGGGGTAAATCTGTCATCGGATTGACTTTCGTAATCTAATTTTAACCCAGTTGCTAAAGTAATAAATCTATTATCACCTTCTCTTTCTGTGTCATGAATCTCAACCCTCCATTCATTATCGTAGTGAGCTGATTTTAAATTGCCAGTTGTGTATAGTGGTGTGTTCATTATTTAACCCTTTGCATTTTTTGATTTGATTTTTGAATAGCTAATAGCATATCATTACCGTATAAAATACCAGTAGCACTAAAGAAACTTGTTTGAGGTTGGAATGTTCCAGCATTTACTGAACCACCACCACCTGAACCCCCACCACTTGGAGCAGCAGGGCCACCACCAGCAGCAACACCCATTGCACCTGATAACGCCATTAAAGCAGTACCAGCACCAACTAAAGCTAAACCCTCACTAAATGTAGTCATAGCTGCCATTAAAGGGATACCCATTGCAATTAATCCTTTACCAACTGTTCCAGCTAATGAGCCTATAAATCTTAAACCAGCCTTTGCAAAATCAGCATCAGCCCCAGCTAAACTTTGCCCTACTAAAGTTCCAAATTCTTCAAATGCTGGGCCAATTAAATCTTTAAAAGCATTTTTAATTTCTGAACCTATTAACCAAATGTCTTCTTTAAACCTTGAAAAACTATCTCTCATTGCATCAGTTTTTGAAATAAACCAATCCGATGCACCACCTAAACCACTATTCTTCATTGACTCTTCCATTTTGGTAGGTAGTTGTAAGTCAATTCCTTTCTTTGGTATTATCTCCTCAAAATCTGTTTTAGCCTTTTTTATCTTTTCATCTTTTTCTTTTTTAGGCGCAAACTTAGCTTCAATATCTGCTAAATTTTTTCTATGAGTTTTTTCTATTAATTCAAGTTCTGCATATTCTTTTTTTCTATCTGTTTTAGCTTCTGCTCCATAATCAATAACTTCTTGTCCTAATTGATTATAATGAGTTTTAACAGCTTGTCTTCTTTGTGCATTTTCTTTTATTAATCTATCATAATCTTCTTTTTCTTTTTTTATTGCTTTTTGCTTTTCGGTTAAAGTATATTCATCAATTATATCTTGCGACTTTTTTAAATTTTCTTTTAAATCTTTTTGAGCCTGAATTGCTTTTTCTTGTTTTTCTGCTGCATTCATCCAAGCATTAGCTAAAAATCCAACAGCAACAACTAAAGCTCCTATGCCCATTGTCATCATTATGCCTCTTGTAGTAGTTAATGCTGGTATTACTTTAGTATTTAAAGTTGTCGCAAAACCTTTCCAAGCATCTGGTAATCCAGTTAAAGCAGTTAATCCTTGAAGTAAAGCAAGTGAACCATTAACCTTTTTTAAAGCTTCATCAACTTCTTTTGATGATCCACCAAACATAGCAACAGCACCTTGAGCAGCTGCAAATCCACCTGCAATACCTTGAGCTAAATTTAATGTAGCTTGTAATACTGGCTTATCTGCTCCTAACGCTCCAATTACTAAATTGATATCATCAAGTTTATTTTTGTATTGGCCTGCTTGAACAGCTGCATCTAAAAAAGCTTTTGAATTTATCCCTTGAGTTTCTGCTAAAAACTGAGCATCTTTTGAAGTTTGCCTATATGCTTGTGCTAATGATTTAAATGCAAAGTCTGATTTAGTTGCAGCACCTTGAGCCGCATTACCAATTTGTTCACCACCTTTAACAATAGCAGTAGCAGCCTCTTTCATTCCTGCCTGAATGCCACTACTGTCAAAGCTTATACCTGCATTTATAAATTCCATTATCTTATTTTTTTACACAAATCATAAATCTTTTGGTTTTGTTTTATCCATTCAGATTTTGTTAAAGCTATCTCTTCTTGCTCCCACGGAAATACAGTTATATCTCTTGGACTTAATCCGTTTTTTGCATGAGGTTTAAGCAGTAGAGCTGATTGCCACCTTGCTATTGTCCATTGAGTTTTAGCCCTTTCAAATTCCAACTCATTAAACCCATATAACGCTTTAAAAAAATATGATAAAGAACAATTCCAAAACCTCTCCTCATCCCATCCTAAACGACCATAAGCTAATTGCTCATAGTCGCTGAGTCGTTTGGGCTTTCACTTCCAAAGTATTGAGCCACCTCTTCGCTAAACAATGTAATAATGTTTAATACATCTTTCCATTCTTTACTGTCTAAGTAAATTTCAATTTCTTCAAGTGTTATTTTTTTGTCAATACCATAGTAAGCAATTTTAGCTACATTAGTAAGCGACTGCCCCCATTCGCCCATTTGTGAGAAAGTAATATTCTCATCTTGCATTAGCGATTTAAGAGCTTTAAAACCAAATTTAAAATCAAAGTTTTTGTTGTTAATTGTGATTGTTCTCATTGTTGTTATGTTTTAGTAATTATACGCAATATAAAAATAATAATCTTGATGAACCAAATAAACTCCATCTAAATTTCCTAATGTGTTAACATCATAATATTCTGTTTGGAATTGGCTTGATTGTATAGTAGCAGTTGAATCTAAACCAGCATCAGCTAAATTAAAATTTTGTATGTTATCTAATGCCCCTCTAATTGTTTTAGAAATAGAAATTACTTGAGCATAGTTAATAGCTAAGGTTGTAACTTGTATGCGAACCTTATCCATTGAACTCATTGAACTTGGTGTATATGGTGGATTAGATCCTACTATTGTTTTCGTGTTTGTTGGTATTATTGAAATTGTGTTATAAACTACAAATGGGAATAAAGCATTTTGAGGGGCTTGAATTGGATAAACTGAATTAGCTGGTAAGTCATTAATGACAGAATTGTTATTTAAAAAATAACTTATGGCTAAACCTATATCGCTCGGACTTGCTGTGTTTGGCATTTTATTTTGTTGTTTTTAATCCGTTCTTTTTGTACCATTTTTCAATAGCTCTACCAATATTGTTTATTAACTGGGTTGCAATTGGGTTATAATTTTCGTTTACAGTTCTTCTTATTAATCCTATTGGAGCTACTCTACCTCTAAATATCTTAGCTCCATATTGTCTACCCTTACCCATACTTACACCACCTCTATTTACATTAGCAACATATCTATCAACAGTTCCATACTCTAAAAAGTGAGCCGCATTACCAGCAGCACTTTGACCATTTATTTGTTGCTTCTTATTCCCTGAATATTGTGGCCCTACATAATAAGTAAAATATTGATCTCTTTTTTTTCTTTGATAAATACTTATTGACCTTTGTAATTCTCCAGTATTTGTATAAGGTTGGTATGCTGATTTAAGTTTTTCTTGCAAACTTGTAGCTTCATTTTTAACTATGTTTGTAATGTCAGCTCTTGGCATATCTTGAACCATACTAACTAATTTGTTTGCATATTCTTCTATACCCTTAATCTGAAAAGTTAAGTATTTACCTTTAGCCTCAATCATTGCTTAAGAACTGCATCAATTCCCCAAAACTCTTTTAACCTTATACCAGCTGGATTAACTCCAATTACATCGTAAATTTCACCTTGATAAACTAATATGTTAGTAGCTGGAAAATCTGCAAAATTGTTCTTGCGGATTTTGAAATACATACGGTCAACATAAGTCTTTTTATCGTTAGAATCAATCTCATTACTTGAATTATCAGTAACCTCACACCATACGCTACCAAGTGAATTATAAGTAACAGAAACAGCACCGTACTCATCTTGTGAATACGATGCCGCTCTGATTTCAATTTTCTCAAATAGTTTACCTATGTTGCTCATTTAAATTATGATACTGTACCTTGAGTAGGTGAGCCAGTTAATTCAAAAGTAGCTGACCAAGTTTGAGCATCTTCCATTGGTGCTGTATTTTTCAATGAAGTAATCAAGCAACTTCCTGAATACAATTTATCACCAGCAGTAGTTGATGCCATCTTAACTGTTAATACAGTTTTGTTGATTAAAGCCGTATAAGCCTCATCAAATCCCCATGTACCTGACTCTTCAAAAATACCTTCAAAATCAAAGCTACCAGAACCTTGACCATAGATAGATTCTTTCCAACCATTTGATGCTTTATTACTTACATCAATTGTAGCTCTACTTAAATTAAAGCTATTTGATTTGCCTGATGCAACCAATGTAGTACCTACATATAGGTTGACCGCTGTTCCGTTTTGTGCTGCCATTTTATTTTCTTATTTATTTTTTATTCGCTTAATAAAGTTATTCCAGTACTTGTAGCTGAACCAGTAGAAAACACTTTTTTAACTTCAACTGGAAAAGGTACACCAGCTGCAATATAAACATCTTGCGCTCCCATTGATGCAACAGTTGTAGTATTAGTATCAAAATGATCTACTGGTAAAACTCTGTAAGTTCCGCTTGTACTTACATTGATGAAACCAGTTTTTCTAACTGTGCTAACTGTTTGTACTTTTCTGAAAGTTGGCATTGTTGTAGTTGCTCCACCTAAATCTACTGCTGAACCACCATAAGTTAAACTTACTTTAAAATCATTACCACTAACATTTACAATATAGTATTGTGTATTGATTGAAATTCCAGTAATTGTACCTACTGAATCAAAAACAATAATATCACCATTTGCTAAGCCTGAACTTGCAAGTGTAAATAAATCACTTGCTAATGTTGCGCTTGTTGGGGTTTGAACAGTTATACCACCTGAACCAGTTGGATAATTAATTAACCATGCAATGCCAGTTAAATAATCTGTATCGCTCGGTGTTACTGCAATTACTCTTTTACTTGTTGAAAAATTCATAATCTTATTTTTTTATTTTGTTGTTGTGTTGAGAATTGAACCCAATAAACCTACCATCCGTAAACTAAATTACGATATGGCTCTAACAAGAACTGACTACTCATCGGCATTTCTGAAGTCATAGTTCCAGTAATCGCATCTTGTCGGTTTTCATACCAATGACCACACATAAATTTTAAAGCTTGTTTAATATCTTTTGGAATATTAGCCACGCTACTATATCCAGCTGTAAAAGTAATTTTAACTGCATCTAACCTGTTATAGATATTAGGCAATTGCATTACTTTAATTTTGCAAGGATTTGAACTTAATGAAACAAAGTAGTTTGATGCACTTAATGTTTGTAAAGTATTAGTACCATCGTAGTATTGGATTGAACTAACTGCACTAACTGGAGCTTTATTAATATTAATTAACCCAGTAGTTAAGTCAGCATAATCAATAAAGTAAAACCATCTTTGATTCCTTAAAGGTCTGTTTAGCCTTGCCTCAATTTGACTTGTTGCAGCATTAATAAAAGCTTCTAACATAGTATCATCAGCATTACTATCCACACGCAAATAATCTTTTAGCTCTGCAACTGTTATAACTAAACTGCTGTCTAATAAAGAATCAAATTGGTAACTTGCCATTACTTTTTCTTTTTTGTTTTTACTTCTTCAGTTACTTCTGTAATAACTTCTTCTGTTAACTCTTCTGTTACTTCTTCAATAACTTCAATACCATAACCTAATTCAATAACCTCTTGAGCTAAAGCATCAGATAATTCAGTTACATCGTTTTCAAAGTAAGCTAAACAAAATGCGCCTACTGGACTTTTAACAAATTTTATTTTCATATTTTTTTTAAGTTAAGGGCAGGGGATTACTCCCCCACCCACTCACACTATAACTACACCAACCAACAATTTTTAGGTTGTAACTGCATCAATGATTGCTGCAAATGCTGCTGGCTGTTTAACTGCAACACCTACATACTGATTCATTACGATTCTTGTTTTTCCACCAATAGCTTGGCTCATAGTATCAACTACTAAATCAATACCACCATATTGACCAACTACTAAGTTTTCAAAATCTCCGTAAATAATAGCTGATAAACCAGTTCCAGAACCTTTAGTTAAATTACTTGGAACATTTGAAGTTGAGAATACTGGTTTGCCATCAATTTGCTCATTAACTCCACCGAAGTAAGGGCCATAGCTCATAATCATAGCACCTGAACCAGCATCAATTGCAGTTTGTTTTAACTTAGCAACTACTTTAGGGTTAACCAAGAATTTACCATTCATACCAGCATTAGCTGATTCAACAGTTTGAATCAATTGCAAAATCTTAGCTAAAGTTGGAACACCACCATTAGTATCAATTGCTACTGAACCGATACCTGAAGTTCCCAATAAACCAGTTGGTTGTCCTGATGAACCTGAACCATTGATAGCAGCAGCTTCAATTGCAACTGCAAAAGCTTTCATAAATGATTCTTGTGTATAAGCTTCAATTGAATAATTATCTTGAATCAACAATTGCTTAGACAAATCTACATAAGCAGTCAAACGCTTTGGAGTGATTGAACGGCTTGCAGTTGCAGGGTCACCAGCAGAAGCATTAGCTACTTCAGTTGCCCATCCAGCTGTAACACCTGAGCTAAATCCAGTCAAGTCAGCATTAGCACTTAAACCAGTTAATTTAACTGCGCCTAATTGGTCTAAAACAGTTTTAGCATACAAAGCATCAAAGAAAGGAATTTTTTGAGTAGGAATAAAGTTACCACCAGCAGTAAGAGTTCCAGCAGTCATTTCTCTTTTTTCAACAGTCATGTACTTGTTTGACAAATACAAACCTGAACCTTGGCTGCCTAAATCTCTTTTTTCTTTAGCTGATTCTTGGATTAATTCTTTTTCCAAACCAGTTACTGAATTTTCATCGCCTCTACCTTCAGCTAATTCTCTTACCAATTTACCGAATGAGAATTTTTCGCTTTCTCTTTTTTCAGCACTTGAAGCAGCACCGCCAGCAAGAGCAGCATTACGCTTTTCCATTTCTAATGCTAATTCAATTTCAGAAGTTAATTTTGCTTCGCTATCAACTAAGCTGCGAAGCTCAGATTTTTGAGCATCATTAAGATTCTCAACATTGCTTAATCCATCAATCTTTGATGAAATAGCGCTGCGCTCCTCACGCAGTTGTTTTGAAGTTTTCATTTTTATTTTTTGTTTGTTCTTAATTCGTAAATAAATTCTTTTCCATTTGTAGCTTTTGGCTTGTTCAAATTTTTAGACCTTGCAGCAACATCTGTATCTTGATAAGCAGGCCATGTTACTGGGCTAACATCATAAACTTTTTCAATTGATGTAATAGTTCTAACATCTTTTTTAGTTCCATCTTCTTGGACTACATCATATTCCCACATTTCCCCATTGCAAGTAAATGCAAAACTTGAACCTTTGATAAAACCTAATTGTATATTTTGAGCCACTTCTAAAGCACATTCGTTTTTAGCTTTGAACTCATACATTAAACCATTACTATCAATAGTCAATACTAAGTCATCAGGTTGTCCAGTTGTTCTACTTAATATTTCATCATCATCATGATTGAATAAAGCTACAACATCAGTCATATCTGCATTATCAAAAGCCTTTGAATCTACTTGCTCAATATACCAACCCATGTCAGTAGTAGTATTAAAAATAGCAGCAGTACCGCTAATAGTTGGGTTTACTTCACCTTCCATTTGGCGCATCTCAACTTTATGAGTTATATTTCTGCGCTCTGCCTTTTCGCTTAAATTTTTTATATAATCTTTTTTCATATTAATTTCCTTGTGGATTAGCTCCTTTTAAACTTGTTTGATTTGCGGCGCCTTCTTTAGTTGCCCAGTATTCCTTACTCATATTAGTAGGAATCATATTTAATGGACTAAAGTAAATATCACCATCAGCACCTACATTGTTCATATCTAAAAACCTTCTTGCATCATTTACATTAATTGCACCGATATAATAAAGGTCTTTTAAGTAAGTAGCAGTTGATGCCATGTCACCTCTCAACAATTTAGACACATCAAACTTTGCATCTAAACTATTCATCTCATCAGTTCTAAATAACTTGCGTTCTACCTCTTGTTCAAACCTAACTAACCAAGGCATTAAACAATCTGTTACATACTCAATATTCAATTGTTCCAAATTACTTGATCCAGTTGAACCACTTTGGATTTTACTTAATGGCATTCTAAACCAACGAGCAATATCAGCTACATTAAACTCTTGAGATTCTATAAACTGAGCTTCATTTGGACTTACAGAAATTTTAGTAAACTTAGCACCATTAGCCAATAAGCCTACACCACTTGCAGTTCCTACACCTTTAATAGAATCAATAAACCTTGTTTTGATGTTATTTGCAGTAGCTTCGTTCTCTACTACTCCCGGCACTTCAATAGTTCCAGTTAAAGTTGCACCATTACCAAAGAATCCACTTGCATAAGACTGAGTAGCCAAAGCTTTACCAATTGATTCAGCAGCATAACCTACAATTGATTGGCCTACATAACCATCGCCCATTCCCTTTATGTGGAATATTTCATCTTGAGTAAATGTCCCTTTAACTCCAGAATTAATATCTTGAATAATATAGTATAATTTCTGATTGTAAATTTGTGGCGTTACATAGCGTGAATCTAAAACATATAAAGCTATTGGTTTAGCGTTATTATCTCTTTCAATATACGCATATCCGTTACCTTGAATTAATGCAAACTCAAATAAAGTTTGTTTAAAAGTAAAAGGAATAGAAACGCTTGAAGGTTGTTTATTAAGTAAGTATGATGCTGGATGGTTAACTAACTTTTTGTTAAACTCACTATCAATTGAATAAACATAGAAAGGTAGTTTTGCGATGTCCTCACTAATATTTCTTACACTCGCATAGAATGAAGAAAGTTTTAATGAGGTCATTTGGTTAACAGTTTGACCGCTTGAATTGGCAGTACCAAATATCCAATTAAGTATATTAGAGGATGCGAACACCCCACCACTTGTAGGCATTGTCGGTAATGCTGCCCTTTTTTCTAAACCAAAAAATTGCTGAAGTTTGCCCATCGCTGAAACGAATTTAAAAAACTATTCAATAGCATGGTGACACAAACTAATCTCTATACTCTTGATAGTATCTTGATTTAGCATTTCGGAAAGCTCCATAAGTTTCATGCCGCATTTTTTTAAACTTAGCCTTCCACTCCTCTTCAAGCAGTAACCAAATTTGTTCATGGGTTTTGTCATAGTTGATTTTTAACAACTCAATAAACCTTTTAAAATAATCGTGTCTGTTTACCATACATAAGTTGAATTAATATTTTTTCTTTCATAATCTAACATAGTACCTAACGCCATAACTAAACTAACTGGGCCATCCACTTTTTCACTTGACTTAGCTTTGTTTATTTTTATGTTATCGGCTGCATCTCTTTCAATCATAATATTAGAAACCATCCAGCGCATTGCCTTGTTGCCATTATGTTTTAACTGTCTATTAGTTAACATCTCCTCAAGTTTCTTAGTTGGGTAACTCATTGACCTATACCCTTGACCAAATGCTACGCACTCAACACCTACTGATTCTAACTTGTGTACTATGTCTTCACTCTGCCATCTATCAAATGCAATTGCTTTTAATTTAAACTTAGATTTGATTTCAAGTATTTTTAAAACAATTGCCTCATCATCTCTACTCGGTAAAGTTGTTTCTATGATGTCACCTTCTCGCACCCATTCAGGATAATTAATATTGTCTAACTCATATTTCTTTTGCTTTGTTTCAGCAGGTACAAAAAAGTAATTTAAAACTTTATAGCCATCTTCAGTTTTAAATAAAAGACTAATTGCGTTTGTGTCACCAACTGAGGCAAGGTCACATCCAGCAATACACTCCATACCTAATAAATCTTGTTCGCTAAATTGTTCGTAACATCCCATCCATGTTTCATCACTTATCCAGCGTGTTGTTGAGCCAGTCCAAACATTCAAATCAAGTCTTAAAAAAGTGTTTAGGAAAGAAGGCATTTGTATAGCTTTTTCGTATTGCTCAGCCATGTATTCTTTCCGTTTACTTACCCCTAAATTTGGGTTTGCCTTTATCCACACCTTTTCATCTTTCCAATCATCGCCTTCATCAATTGAATAAACCACACCAAACCAAGCATCATTTTTTATTACACCTTCCAAAACTTTCTTAGTCATTTCGTGGTGCTTATAACAGATACTTCCTTTGTTACTTCCGCTGGTTGTTATCTCAACTATTAAAGGTTGCTCCCTCGCTCCAGTTGCAGTATCTAATAAATCAATAACCTCGCTGGACTTATGAGCGTGGACTTCATCAATAGCAGCAAAGTGAACATTCAATCCATCCAAAGTTTTTGAGTCACTTGCCAAAGGTTTAAACACTCCAAAGTTTGACTTGCAAAAAATTGAATCTCTCATAACAGTTAACTTATTAGAAAGTAACTCAGACTTGTTAACCATTCGACCAGCCTCTTCAAATACTATTCTTGCTTGATCTCCTTTAGTAGCAGCTGAATAAACTTCAGGCGTTGCCTCCCTATCAATTAGTAAAGCTCCTAAACCCATACCAGTTACTAATGTACTCTTTCCGTTTTTCCTTGCTATCTCAATATAAACATTTTTGAATCTTCTTAACCCATCAAGCTTTTGCCATCCGTAAATGTTCATAATTAAAAAGACTTGCCAACCTTCAAGAATAAATGGTTTATTTAAATGTTGTTTTCCTTTGCTATGTTTTAGTAGTGAGAAAAACTTACACCAGCGTTCACCTTCTTCAATATTAAATTTTAAGTCATTTCTTTTTAGGTCATTAACAAACCTATCCACAGCTAACTGTTGATACTTACCAGCAGTCCACTTACCAGTTTGAACCGCTTTAACATATTCATTTAGTTTTAATTTAAAATCCATTACATTAATAATTCTAATGGATCAACACTTTGATTTTTTGGTGGCGCCGATATCTTAGTTCTACTTGCAGGAGTTAATCCAAATTCAGTACACATTGATTTGTAATTCTTGAAAGCATCACTAACAACTTTAATAAGTGGATTAATAACTTTCTTTTGCCCTACTATATCGCCATCCCTATTTAAAATGTCTTCAACAACTTCAAGCCCTTGAGCTTTTAGTAAGTCATCAGCCTCACAGTAACGGCCAAACTCATTACACAAAACCATTAAGCTACCAACATCAACTCTACTTATCAAATCAAATTTGGAATACTCATCAAATAAATCAATCCAAAGTTTAGCCCCCCACTCATTTAGGCCATCAGGAACTTGGTTGTTAACTTCTATTGTAGGTTTAAATTCATCATTTAAAATCCTATCTGCTCGGTCAGTTCCTTGTAGTTTTTTTATTTCAGTTGGTTTTTTGGGCCTTCCCATGCGCGTATTTTAATGAATTTTATTAAATAGTTGTAAAACAGAATCTTTGGTTTTGACAATATGTGCAAAAAAG